CTCCACGGCCTGCAGGTCTTTTACCCCTAAGCTGGACAGCTCCCCTAACGCCTTCCGCGTTTCAAAGGTGGCCTCCACCGGCTGCAGCACGCCTGCCGCGATCTGGGTGCCTGCAGCGGCCATGGCGGCCCCTCCGGTAATCATGTTGCCAAAGCTCTGGGACATGCCGTTTATTTTGCCCATGGCCCCCTGTACTTCGCCGCCTACGCTCCGGATGGGGGAGGTCAGACGGTCAACCATGGACAGCACAACGCTTAACTTATAAATGGCTTCAAAGCCCATGCCCTCCTCCTCTCTAATTCGGGAATAGCCTGGACAGGGCATCCGCTATCACGTTAGCCTGTACCTCCTCCAGGTACCGGGCCATAGCCAGATAGCGGGCAAAGGTATCCAGGCCAACCTGGGACAGATCCACCCCTTCCAGCATCGCCTGCGGGACATATTGGTAAATTTCCAGCAGCCCCGCGTCCATGGATTCTTTAATCTCTTCCAGGCACTGGCTTATACTTTCCGAAAATTTACGTTGTCACCCATTCCCAGGGCGGAAAGCAGCTTGTTCCCGCAGTTCAGGGGCAATCCCGGGTACTGTATGGCTTTCTGGCCAAAATCGTCCCGCTGCTCATCAATGATATTGTCATTGGTAAAGGCAGCGGTAGAAGTAGCCATATTTTTCCCTACCGTTTTTAAATACCGGTTAAAGGAAGCGGTGGAAGGCTTCCGGAAATAGTACCGGAAAGTATTTCCTTCGTTTTCGTCATCTTCCCCTACCGTGATATCGATCTGGTAAAGCTCCCCATACTTCTTTTTCAATGCCTGGATGTCCCGGATATCGGACAGGCTGGTCTTTTCTTTCGCTTCCTGCCCGGATGCCGTTTCCAGCTCTCCGTAGCTTTCTGTTACCGGTTCAGCCGGTCTGGAATAAAACTGTGCGGTATCGCTCATGGTTAAAATCCTCCTGTTTTTGATAATTATTTTGATTGGTATCAGATCGGTGCCAGGCCATCCCGTTCGATGGTCCCGGCTATCATCAGGTCAATGTCCACCTTCAGGGACTTGTCCCCTTGGGCATCTTTATGGCTTAACTTGCTGAAGGAAACCTTATTTAGCACATCCTGACGCGTCCTGTCCCCGGCATTGGCATAGGATACAATCACTTTCGGGAATTCCACTTCATACAGCGGCTTCCCGATCCGCTTACAATAATCCACTAATGCGTCGTAATCATCCCGCAGAACGGATACCTTGCCGGTGGGCTTGTAATTCCCCCGCCCATATCCCCGGGGCTTGCTTCCCATGCCATAAACCAGTTCCTTTTCCAATTCATCGTCATAACTAATTTCCTGGACTTCCATAGCCAGGCCGGGAATCTGAAGGCTGACATCTCCCCAGTCATATGCTTTTCCATTTACTCTAATCGACATCTTTACTCCTTTCAGGCCGCTTGTGCAGCCGGATTTTTCATTCCCAGGTCGATCACGATTTCCCGCAGTTTTCCACGGGGCACGTATCGGATGATAATCCGGAAAATTTCATCTGTCAGGATGTCCTGATCCTCCGGAATCGTAACCGTAACGGCAGAAATTTCTTTATTTTCTATCATGGTTTCCAGCGCAGCCTGTATAAACTGTGCCTTTGCTGCCAGATCCGCCTCCAGGTTATCCAGATCCACATCGGACTGCAGCTGCTTTAACGCTTCCACGCGCGTCACCCGGACAATCTTATCCAGCACCCGCACATCCTCTGCATACCGGTAATCGGTCCCCTCCGGCCCCATCATGCGGGCATTGGTGACGTAAAATCCCTCCAGACCGTCATATTCCCGGAAGGTCAGGTATCCAGCAGCATCCAATATTTCGATGTGGCTGGTTTCCAGGCCTTCCGGAAGGAGCTTACGTACCTTATCCTCCGACAGGCTGATCACCGCCGTTTCCCCGATGGATTTATTCACATCCACCTGGCATACAGGCCAGCTACAATTCCGGCCATGTTGGTATCCCGGACTAAACCGTCCATGCCAACATAGGAGGCCCTGGCTGGCACTACCTGGATATGATAGTTCCCTATCTTTTTCCGATCCTTCTCCAGTTGCAGGATATAAGCATCCAGGGTCTGGCCTGCCGTCTTTTCGTAGGCTTCCAGAATAAAGAAAGCCGGTTTATGCCAGGTTTTTTCCAATTCCTTCTGTGAGGTAGAAACGGCTGCCCACAGCTCCGGCTCTGTTTCTCCTACAATGTGGACGTATTCAAAGATAGTGCTAATATTCTTCAGCTTTTCTAATGCTCCCAGAATATCCTGGTTGGTCATTCTGGGAGCTGTGGTCGTTGCCAGGAACTTGTCCCCCACCTCAAACTCCGCGTCCTCCGCCGCCGTAAAGGTCAGCTTTATTTTCGCGGATTCTATCGTGTATTCTCCGCTGGCAGGTACCGTCAATTCCTCCGAAAAGGAATAGCCACCATCCAGGGAAAACTGGAAAGCTGCCGCGTTCAGGCCTCCTTTACCGGTAATCACCACCTGCAGGGAAAATGCATTGGTGGGAGTTCCGGTAATGGCTACTGTCCCCGTTCCGGTTGCATCGGTTTCTACTTCTGCAATTCCTCCCGCCGTACTGGCGGCCACAGGAATGCATAACACCCGGCCGGAACCATTTTCCACGCTGTCCATGGTTTTATCTGCAAGGGGGCTTAATCCCAGGTATTCCTTTATCCGGTCTGCGGACATGCTGCCGGTTATTACCACCGGTTCCGCACTTACGATGGGTGATGCCCCGATTTTTACATGCACACCGGTTCCCTGGTATTTAGATAGCCCCAGGAGGCCATCTGTAATTTCATGCCTTACGTCCCGTAACATACTTTGCCCCTCCTTCTAAAAATTCTTTCTCGGCCTGGATATATTCTTCTTCCGGAACCGCTTTCCCGGGCTTCCATCCCTTCCGGGCACACAGCCCGCAATGGATTGCCATAGGCACCTTATGGGCCATCCGCCACTCCTCTATGGTTATGTTCCGGTTCTGCGCCGGTTCCGCTTTTTTGTTTGTTGCCGCCATCCTTACTCCTTCCTGACTTGGATATCCACCTTATCTGTCTGCAGGTAATCCGTATCTTTGTAAACGCCGCCATTGCAAAGGACCAGAAGCTGCACCGCCACTTTGCTTTTCAGGATGTGATCCTTTTCATCCATCCACTCCGCTTCGTCCGGTTCGATGCTTACATAATTTCTATCAATATAAAACCCTGCAGGCAGATGTTCCAAAAAGCTTTCATAAATCGCCTCTGCCGCTTCCACGGTGTATTCACCTATCACAACATTAAAAGATGCCATCCGGGAAAACACCCGTTTCCGTTTCCGTTTTCTTCCATCCTCCCCGGTATAAACCCGGTTCTGTAAATCCTTCTGCATCGATTCTTTTTCAAATAAGACCGCCCCTACATGGCTTTCCTGTGCCAGACTTAGGTACTTCTGGGAGGTATACGGTTTATTCCGGATGCCTGCCTCTTTCAAGGTTTCTATTAATATCTTTCTGCATTCTGTGATCATGGATCATACCTCCTCCAGGGCCTTACCCAACAGCTTTTTTATTTCCTCTTCGTCCTCTTCCGAAACTCCCAGGAAAGGCCGGGCCGGTATCGTAACTTTCACTTCCTTTTTACTTACCCAGCGGCCATTTATACGAAAACGCAGCGCCTTTTTCCGTTTGGCTTTTATTATGCGGGTATCGCCAAACTGGTGGGTTGCCGCCCGGATGTCATTGGTCCCTATGGCAAGCCCATCCGCCGATGCCTCGCTGCGGATGGAGGAGCGTAACGCAGTGCTTTTTGTCAGTGTCTTACCGCCTTCCTCCTGGCCCGAATGGATTGCTTCCATTTCTTTTCTTCCGGGGATTTTTCCGCCTGGAACCGTTCGATTGTGGAGGTCCGCAAGCCCTCCGCAATCGTATTGTTAATTCCGGCCTTGTCCACACCGGCAATCCTTCCCAGGCGCTTCATCAGGCGCTGCACATCCCCATCGACTTTCACATTTACAGACGACATTTTAATACCCTTTCATGCTTTCCCTAGAAAACAGACGTTCTGAATGCTCCATCCGAAAGCCCTTCTGGGCCGCTTGGTTCTGGCTACTCCCTGTTTCGCTGGTGCCGATATCTATTAATCCTTTTGCAACACCTTCCAGAAATTTTACCGCCGCATTATACCTGTTAAGATAGGTTTTATCCCTGTCGGACTCATCGATCCCGATCCGGCTCATCAGATTATATACTGCTATATCTTTACTAAATTTGTTTAACACCTTGGGGGCCGGGGACATAGGCACATAGTATCTTTTCGCAAGATAGCCGTCTATTTCTGCGTCCGCATCTTCGATCGCTTCTTCTACAAGGGGCTGGAGGCGTTTTTTCCGTTCCTCCACATCTTCTATGTACTGCTCTCCCAGAAGGCTGTTATAGGCATCCTCCTTAACTGCTGCAAACACTTCACTTTCCGTACAATATGCCATCCCCGTTTCCTCCTATCAGCCTGCCGTGGTACCCGTGCTGCCATAGGCCATCTGCCAAAATCCATAGCCTACGCCATCCCTGGCGTTTACCCCATACAGATATTCGTCTCTCATAAACACGTTTTCGTCTGTTTCTTTGGTCATAGCGACAAACTTGGCTTTTTCTCGCTCCTGGAAAATGAAAGGTTTTAAGCTACGTTTGGTACACAACAGGTGCCACTGGGTCGGCTGGTCTGCCAGTTCCGTCCAAACCTCCACTTTAGCCAGGCCTTTATTAATGTTAGTTGTCCCATTAATTAAATCAGCCTCTAGGATCATGCGGGCTTCCTGTTCCAGGGCCGGGGGCACCAGGAGGGTGTCCGGCACCAGGTTTAAGGGCTGTCCCTGATCATTTTTCAGACTCATCATAGTTGTCCTGGCAGCAATAAAGGAATCCGCGCTCAGTTTGGCATCGGACAGGTTGCTGTAGGTTGTCTCCCCGACCTTATGGGCTTTACTGTAAAAGGGTTTTCCATCATAGCAGAGGTCAGTGAACCCCTTTTTCACGGTTTCCGCTACCCGCTGCTCCTTATGGAGGGCTGTACTTTCACCCATTCCTTCCATGAATGGGGTATATACACCATAATTATCATCTTCGATATCCGTCCGTTTTACCCCAACGGTAAGCTCAAACGGTTCGTTTTTTATGCTGTAATCATTCTCCGATATTTTCTGAATCTCCCTTTCTCCGATCCACTTCCGCAGGCCGGGAATGGATCCCAGCCAACCATACAGGTTGGATGCAGTGGAAGATGGTACCGTGGTGGCTATCTTATCTGCCAAGGTTACTACATTACCCAAACCACGATTAAACGCGGCTGAAAAACCTACTCTCAGCTGCACAAGGGCAGCACTTGTTACTAACATTCCTTTGTCCTCCTTTTGCTTAAGCTCCCGGCGTAACCGGTACATTTACGGTTATATCCATTCCCATTGTGCCTACTTGGACAGTTACACCATCCGCCGCCACCTCCAGGATCGCCCCCACCGGGCTGGATCCCTCTGCCGTCAGGGTCAGGGTTTTGGCATCGGCCATATAGGCCGTCTTTAACAAGTCTGTTTCCTTTATCGTTGCATCGGCAGCCATTACAAATGCCCCCCTGCGTACCGACACAACCTCGGCCCCGTCCGCTCCTTGGCGGTTATTGGCATAGCTTTGCGCCACACCGGCAATCACCAGATCCGCTGCTTTGGCGGCAGGGACCGCATAGCCATCCGCGTTCAGAGCCACCATAGTACCCTGTTCTAAGACCTGCCCCCCAGCAACCTGTAACACCAGGTTATTTGCGCCTGTCCGTTCGTTTCCGATTCTACCCATTTTTTCACGCCTCCTTGTCTGCGTATTTTTCCAGATCCTCTTTCGTCAGCCCCAGGTTCTTAAGCACCATCATGTCTATTTCGGCTTTACTTCCGGAAGCCTTCGGATCTGTCATTTCTGTTTTTCCCATAGGAACAACGAGCGTTGCTTTTTCACAAAAACTCTGGAAGCCATTAGGATCCTTCAGTGCATATTCAGCTGCCCATTCCTTCTGTGCGGCGGAAATTTTTCCGTCCTTTAAAGCTACGGTCACTGCATCCTCCGCTTCACGTTTCGCAAACTTTTTTTTCAAATCTGCCAGTTCCGCAGCCATCCCCGTCCCGCCGTTCTGCAGCTGCTGGATCTTTGCCGTTACATCCTCCGTCTTTGCGTCGGCTTTCAGACTCAGCATGGATAAGATCGTGCTGTTCGCAACAGGCTCCGTTTCCGTCCCCTTCTTCTGCAGCGCTTCCACTGCGTTTTTTACATCCTCTTCGGTTGCTGTTTCCGGCAGGCCCAGCATGGCCGCCAGCATCTGTAAAAATTCCATCTCTTTTCCTCCTTCAGGATTTATATACCCAGCCGGAATCCCGGCAGAGTTAACGACCGCAAACATCCCCGTAATTGCCGGGGTGTTTGTCAGGGCCACCGAACTAATGGATACCGCCCTGCCATCACTTTTCCGGACATTTACCACAGGGGACAGGTAACGGTACTCTTTATTTTTCAAGTACTCCTGCGCTTTAGGTGTCCATTCCACCTTTGCGATCAGCGCATCCTCTCCCTTGCGTATCTCTTTTATCCAGCCCCCTGCCGGGGCCTGTACATTGAAAAGTGTCTGGTGTTCATAATCAATTACCAGATCGATTTTTCTGTTTGCAAATTGGTTTATGATAGCCCGGCAGCTTTCGTCATCTACCAAAAAATCCTGGTGGACGTTATGGACCATTCCCAGGGGAAGGATTTTTATTTCCTCCGGCACCCCGTCCATAGCCACCTGTTCGGCAGCGCATATAATTGTTGTTGGTTCATCTTTCATCTTTATTACCCTCTCTAACGCCGTTATAACGCGTCAATCGGCGTTACAACTCTTTTACCCTCCGTTCCTTCCACCGCGGCTCTTTTCGTCCGCATTTCGCCATTTACGGCGTTTCTCCTTTTGGGTATCCTGGTACGCACCCTGCAGGTCCGGGCGGATGCTTTGCATATCCGGTTTCCAAACGGTTTTTGCCGGGTTCCCGGAAAACCCTTTATCCGGCCAATAAAAGACTGCCTCCCCGGTTTCCCGGTCGATTTCATGGGGCATGACACTTTCCACTGGCAGCCCCCGGCGCTTTACCTGCTCCTCCGTCAGGGATATCACCCCGCAGCGGCAGCGGAAACCATTCGGGGGATACCAGATATCCCATATGGGATCGTCACACCGGTATACCTTCCCTTCCATGGCCGCGTGGGTGGGACGGACATTCCCGTCACCGGCAGTAATATACTGCCAGTATGGCCGCAGCTTCCGGGTCGTCGAATCCGTCATGGCTTTATAGTGCCCTGCGTTATATGCCGTCTGCAGGTTGGTCCGGTACACCACATCCGCTTTCCAGGGATTTATCCCCTCATAACCTTTTTCCTCCAGGAAGGTGTTCATTTTTTTCCGGAACTCCTCTTTTGTCGTTCCCTGCTCAATAGCGGCCTCCAATTCCTGCAGGAACTGTTCCAGGATTTCCATCGTGGTATAGCCGGATACGGTAAAGGCCTTTGCCCTGGCTTCCTCCTCCAGCTCCCGGTACAACTTGGATGGAAGAGGCTTTTTCTGTTTTAGGAAATCCAGGGCACTTTGGAATAACCCCTCTTTCACGGTGCCATAGGTCACATCAGCCATCTTCCTCCATCCTCCCAATCAGGTTTGCCACATACATGCCCTGGGCAAGCAGTTCCTCCAGCTCTGCACCATCCATCTGCTGGTACAGCTGTTTCAGTTGCTCCTTATCCTTCAGCTGCAGCTGTAACGCTTCCAGGCTGTCGGTTTTGTCAATTATATTGAGTACCGGCTGCAGAAGCTGTGTAAAAATCTCGCTGCCCTTTTTGGCAGACTCCTCTACCAGACCGTCTATGTAAGGCTGCGGGTCCGATTCCCCAGATGCCTTTAATTTGAGTTGTACTTCCGCCCTCGGCACTCCGGCTGGCTGCTGGCGCTGCGTCACCGGCTCCCCATGTTCCGGCTTAGGAATCCCAAATTTTTTGTAAAGGTGTCTTTTGGGGATTTCCAGGCCCATGTCACAGGCCAGGGTGCGGTATATTTCAGACGTTTCCTTCAGGTCCTCGGCATCCTCTGTCTGAAACTGCAGGGTAGGGATAGGCGTTCCCGGCCCGAAATTAAACTCCACCAGGGGCCGGATTAAATCCCGGCGCAGGGTATTTTCCAGGGCGTTGGCATCCGCCGCCGTCAAGTCCTTACGCACCTCATTATGGGTCTTTGACTGCGCATAGCTGCCGCTGCCGGAATCGCTCGTCAGGGTCTGTCCCAGGACAGCCTTACTCATCTGCTCATCACAATAACGCGCCAGCTTTTCATAGATTTCCGCGCTGGATTGCTTATTGCTTTCAATGAAATCTATCGTTGTAGTGTTTGGCACAATTCCAGCCGCATCCGTCCCTAACTGGATAATGGCTTCCATGAGGGCAGCCTTATCCGCGTCTGAGGCGGAGGCATCGTATTTCCCCAGCCTTAACGGCATCCCAAACACTTCACAAAAGGATACCCAGTCTTTGAGGTCGTAATTTTTGAATAAGTACATCCAGCTGACAATCCGGAGGACTCCGGCCCGGCTGGGATGCCCGCTTTTGGCCTTGTACTTATGGACAATAAACTTATTATCCGGAAGGGGGATGCCCTGGGGATACTCCCTGGTAGTAATTTTGATAGCATCGTCGATACTGTCCCAGAAAATCTTTTTAGGATGCACCCAGGTGATATCCTCCACCACGTTCCGGCCCTGGCTGTCCACTCCCCAGGTGATTTCCGACAGGCTGATACCCTTTCCCACCGCATCCAGGATATCCAGCAGCACATCGTTTATGCTTTCCAGGCTATGGAGCTGGTCGTCGACAAACTCAGCCACCGCCACATCCCTTTCTTCTTCCGAAAAAGGCTGTACTTCCCAATCCAGGCCGGTTACAGCCAGTTTCCGGGTCTGCAGCTGGGAAAACAGGTGGGTGTCTTTTTCTTCCATCTCTTCAAAAAGTTCCATTTGCCGGAGCACATTTCCTTCGTCCGCCTCCCGGAAAATTTCCGCAAGACGGCGGGGGGAAAGGCCGCTGGAAGGATATTCACTATACTTGTCCTGCGGATCTCCAATAGCAACAGCGGCCCGGATGGGGCGGCTTGTGCCATCATCCATGGCGGGATTATAAGCTTTCTGTTTCTTCTTTTTCTTAGCCATCTACCAGGCCCCCTTTCTGAAGTTGCTGCGCCGTCGCTGCACGGTTTTATATTCCGGTTTGGAAGCTGTGGCCCGAACCGACTGTGCCAGGCTGACCGCCATCTGCAGGCCGTCCGGCGCGTCATCGTTCGCGCCCATGGGGAACTCGGTCAGCTGCTTAATCAATTCTTTATGATTTCTATTAAACTTGATCCACTTGTTTTTTACAAAAGGCTGCAGGGACCGGATCCGCAGCTCCTTGTTGGCTATAGACTGGATCTCTTCGATGGGAATGTACTCCCCGGCCTCCAGGGCCTTGGCAGCCATCACATCCTTAAAAAAGTACTGGAATTGTACCGTTTCAACACCAAACTTATAAAAGCCTTTCTTCAGGTCACGCTTATAGCGTCTATGGGTTTCGATTACATCCTCTATGATGGCATCCGGCTTCCGCTTTTGTACGTCCGCATCTACGATGTACATATAGCCTGTATTCAAGTCCAACGCCAGGCCCATGATAGATGAGGTATCTGCCTTTTTATTTTTTCCCAGGGAAGGGTCATTGGCCCCCACCAGTAAAAAATTGGGTTTGGAAAAGTCCATCAGTTCCGGTTCATAATAATCCAGCCATTCCTCCTGGAAGTCCGCATTCTCTGGATCGATAGGATCATTCTGCATCTCGGAGTTGAAAGAAGCCGTTCCTTCGGATACTCGCATTTCCATTAAATCGTAATAGGAAAACTTCTCCTCCCAGAGAACTTCTGTCCCCTCCAGCATTTCTTCCTGATTGGCCTCGTAAAAAGTCCTGGCGTTTTCCTGGTGCCTCTCATCAAAAAGGTTTGTATAAATCCGTTCCCATTCTTCCCATAATGCCAGGTTGCTGGCAAAAGATATCACCGCCCGGTACTTTCTGCTCCGGTATCTCGGATTTTGTAAAACCTTGGAAAGCAGAGAATCGTAGTGAAGAACCGTACCGATGTACATAATGTCCGTATAGGTATCTCCGGCTTTGCTGACCGCCTTGTCAAACCAGTTTTTTAATTTCCGGCGCTGCTCCGGAGTCATTACGTTTTCATCGTTTTCGACATCATCTAAAACAAACAGATCCGGCCTCCAGTTCCGGTGCCTCCGGCCACGGATTTTTTTCCCGGATCCAATGGCTTCCACTTTAACTCCGGTCTTGGTAAGTATTACGCTGCTGCGCCATACCTTATCGCCCTTTACCTGTCCAAAATCCTGGATGATATGGTAGTTGTCCTCCAGCTCTGTCTTGATATCATCCAAAAAACCCTCTGCCTGCTCGGAACTGTCGGACAAGATGATAGGGTAATGCTTATATTGATACAAAATGGAATGCAAGGTATCTTTAAAGGTAAAATTGGTAGACTTGGCATGTCCACGGGGTGCGGCTATAGCCTGCCTGCTTCCATCCTTACGGGCGATTGTCTTAGCATCTGTGTAAGGATCCAGCCCCTTTATAACACCCTGCCTCCAGATATCGTCCAATTCACCGTGGAAGGCCGGGGATTGGCGGATAAAATAATGGGGCAGGTAAGCACGGCCAAAATAGGCCAAGTCAAAGGCTGCCAATTGTTTCCGCAGGCCTTTTTCTCCAAACAATTCCTCCCCCGCCTGATAAAGCCGGTTCAGTTCTTCCCTTTTTTTCCGGTGTTCCGATCCCCGCAGGACATATTCTTCAAACAGGGCCTTCTGGTATGCCTCATTGTCCTTAATCTCCCGATCGTCCTCTTCCTCCAGCTCCCGGAGGTATTCATCCAGATCAATCATTCCTCCTGCACCATCCGTTCTTTTGCTTTTCCCAGGATTTCCTTCAGCTTTTCCGTGGATTCCGGATCCTGCTTAATTACCTTCAGGATTTCTGCTTCCATTTCCTGGAATGCAATATCGGCCTTGCGTCTCATATCCTGCCTTACCCGGTCTTTGTACACCTTAGTCCGGGAAAGGGACGCTATCAGGCGACCTGCCTTATCAAGGGGCATCAGGTCAAACTCTTCCTCCGCCGTGGCCATGCGGTTCACCAGGCCGTTCATGGTCATCATGATCGCGGCTTCCGTATAATCTGCCTCCGGATTCTCCCTGATTACACTGACTAACTTATCTGTCTGCAACTGTGCTTCCTTCAGCCGTTGCATAGCCGTATTGGTACGGGCAGCATAGCGGCAGATAGAGGACTTGGATATCTCATAACCGGTTGTTTTAAGATACTGGCTAATCTCCACATAGGTATTGCTGGTATCCGCCAGCATCAGATCCACCTGTAGGCGCAGCTGCTCCGGAAGCTCATCAATCTTACTGGTTATCCGTTTCTTGCTCCGCTGTTTTCCCATTAAATATCAACCCCCGGATCCTCCGTTGTGCCTTCCGCCAGGTCAACACCTTCTTTTGTTAGTTTCAAAATAGCATCATCCTGATATGCACGGAACGCCTTTACTTTATCCCCTGTAATTTCCACGTATCCAGCGTCTACCAGATAATCAATATGCTTGGAAATATCCGGGGATAAAATCAGGCCAGCCGACCACAGGGCGCCGGCAATCTGACGGGTAATAGCGGTATAGTTATACCCTTTTACCAGGCTCCGGACGATAAATCCCCGGACTGCCTTATTCCTTTTAATCTCCTCCTGCTCCAGGCTATAACTGTCCACCTGTGTCACCCCTTCCCGCTACTGTTGATCAGCAGCCTGTCTACTTTGTTATCCATCTTCCGGATGGAGTCCTCTACTCCATTCATGCTCCGGAAAAAATCTTCCCGCTGCACAAAGGTTGTAGCAAAGTCACCCTTTATTCCACTCAAATCGTTTTTGATGTTTGCTATTTCCGCCTCTGTTTTGCTTTCCAACTTGTCAATCCGCTCATTTGTTTTTTTGTCATTTTCTTTAATTTGCTGTGTTGTCTGTGCAATTCCGTCTTTGATGTCCTTAAACTGCTGCTTTGCAAGGAATATCAGCAGGCTGAAGCCGACTCCCAATACAATAGCTAATGTGATAAGCTCTTCCATTTTTACTTACCGCCATAGTCAATGAAACGGCTCGCAAGCTCCTTTACACGTTCCCAGCCGTCCATTGCTACCATTGCTACGACAAACGCTGCCAGGAAAGAAGCAAAGAAAGTAAACCAATCAATTACCTGCTTGCTGTAAACCATCATCGCTATATATGACAATGGGCATAAAATTACTGACAAAAAGATAGTCAGCAGCTGCGTGGGTACCTTACGATCCAGCCATTCCCACTTTTTCAAGACTTCCGTGATAATGGATACCATAAAAGCCATTACCCCAATAAACATAATAATTTTCGTTCCGTCTGCAAAAATATCCATCCCGTTTCCTCCTTTTTTGACAAAAAACAAGAGCATGACTTACGTCATACTCTTAGGGTAACAATATGTTCTGGAAATGTTTAGGGGAAACATTTCCGGTAAATTAAGTTTCTTTTGGCAGGTAATCGTAAATATCATACTGGCCGATGATAGGCTCATCCTTCAAAACGTTTTCAATCTGGCGTATGGTCAGATCGTATTTTTCCGCCAGCTCCTTTGTATTGTAGCCGTTATATTCCGCCTTAATCCTCCGGTTCCTGGCAGGGGCGATAATATTCTCCGCCTTCGGAAAATAAATTTCGTCCCCACGGGCATAATCCGCCAGCTGCACAAACTTCTCTATCCCGATAATGGCCGCCACGTTTTGGTAACGTTCAGCAATGTCGTTCATTTCTGTCTCTTCGATCAACTCCTTCAGCAATTCTGCTTTCATGCGTTCTCCTTCCTTGTATTAAAAAAAGCTGCTAACCAATATCGTCAGCAGCTTTCTTCTTTATCTTTATTTACTCCATTCCAACGTAATCCTATGCTCTTCACGCCATCAAACCAGCTCAATACAGGAGCGTCTCCCCAGCTATCAATAATCTTATCTGCAGGCCAGGTTTCCCCTTCTGGGGACTCGATTAACAAGTCACCAGCAGCTGTCGCTGCAACACTCCATCCTTCTGGCAGTTCCATTTCCACTTCCTCGCTTATATCCGCATGTGGGTGTTTTGACATTGCCGTAAATATAACCTGTTTCTCGTGTGCCAGCACTCCATAGTTGGCATATCCTTTAATTTTTCCCATCCCGATTTCCTCCTGTGTCTATTTTTTAAAAGTTTCCAGTTTCTCCAGTATCAATTTTTCCACCCACATGGGAGGGGAACTGATTTCCCGATCCCAGTTCTCCAGGGTTCTGATCGGCATCCCAAATTCCCTGGCCATTTCCGCCCGGCTCATCCCGATTTCTTCCCGGGCCTCCTTAATCCGCTTTGACATTTTTTCCTCCCGACTGTATAATAGTCTTGGATGGGGCAAGCGGCGGCAAGTCCGCCCGCCCTGTCCATCACCCTGCCTGCCTTAATCGGCAGGCTTTTCTTTTTTTGCCATCTCCCGGACTTCTTTCACAGCAGCTTCCACATCTTCCATTGTCTTACATGCGGAAAATTTATCGGCTACCAGGGTCAACAGGATTTCCATTTGTTTATCTGTCATGTTCTCTTCCATACCTTCTCCTTTCTCTGCTTGCCCAGCTATTTGTTAAAGGGTTATCCTTTAACTGTCTTTATTATACCACCTAATAGGTGGTATTGCAAGAGAAATCAGAAAAAAGTTGCTAACAATATGCGGTTTTCAATGTACGATTTTCTTTCCATATCTCCATCTATTTTCCATCTTCTTGAGCTTGCATATGGGGTAAATACCACCTTTACCCCTCCTGTGCATCCGTGCACTCCTCTTCTATGCCGACAAAAGTACAGCTTTCTTCATGCAGGTAGCAATAGCCTCCTGTATTATATATGCAGTTTTCCATCTTATCCTTTCCCCTTTCTACGGACCGGCAGGTACATGTAGAAGCGGCCAGTCCTGGTAATTACCCCATTTTGTATTTCCACTCCGAACTCCACTTTAGAATGGGAATTTAACGAAATGATTCTCATCCGTTCCTTTTGTTCCTTCTGCTTCTTCATTCAGGCTCCTTTACTCTTGGCTTGTATACCCGTTCCCCGGATAGGTATTCTTCTTCTTTCCGTTGTTGTCCCAGGAGCTGCCGCATCCGGTTTAAGACACCCCGGTTTTTCTCCTCCAAGAAAAACTGCACCACCTTTTCATCCCGCTTTACTAAATCTTTATTCTGCCGTCTGCTCCTCCGGCTTTTCTGCAGTTTGGTGGCCACGCGGTTCCGTTCTGCCTGGTCTTTGGCAAATTCCATCTGGTGCAGGAAATCCTGTACCCTGCGGTCCTCTTCATTTACCTTGTCATAAGCGATTTTATATTCCTGGCTGCAGGCCTCCACAAAATTCAGGAAATGTTCCAGTTCTGCGGCCGGGCTATTTTTATCCATTGGCCATCCCTCCTAAATAAAGAGTATAAGACAGGCTATCCCATACCATAAGGTATGGCTTTCTTCCCGGTTTCCCAGAAAAAATTTAGTGCACAGGAATAATCCAAAAACGATACGCAGGATACGATATATCAATTTACATATAGTTTCCACGAAAGGTAACATATTATTTCCTCCCCTAATTGTGATTTGGGCGGCTGCGGCCTTGCCCGTCCTTTGTAGACATGCGACATTTTTCTACAATCTGTGAAAACTGCTGTACTGTCCACAAGTCCCATCCCGTAATCCATTCCACCAGTCTAACTTCATCTTCAGAAAGTTGTATTCCCTCCAAGGCACACTCTAATATCTTGGATTTTTCTTTCATTCGGTGTTCTTCCTTCCCGTCATACCGGCTTAATTGTCATTTAACGGTCTGTAACCGTTTTTTTAGTACCATTTGGCATCCGCATTCCGGACAATCCATTGCATCGTATATTTCCGGTTCGGCTGAACTTCCGCTCATTGCTGCGGAAATTCCTCCGCTTATAACCCTGTCTTTTGCAAAATATTCTGATTTCGGATAAAATGCCTTCCCGCACACTTTGCAGGTTATCTTTTTAATATTACGGGTTTCTTCCGGAATGAAAGTTCCCCTTTTCCTCCACTGCCTGTCTCTTCTCATGTCATTCCTCCTTAAAGTTCAACTTACAGGCTGCATAAGCCATTTTAAAATTAGTTCATAACAACTCAAGTCAGATATTTTTCTGCAATCCTCATACCTCATAGCACAGCATTCACATCTGGATTGAGCTTCTAGTAAATCCGCCATTTCTTCTATGGACATGAATCGTATACGCTCCCAATTAGTCTGTACAGGCTTTTTTTCGTATTCATCCGTATATGCCCGAGAACAATGCAGACAATCCTCAGATTCATGATTTTCGTGTATACATCCTTTACAGCTTTCCATGCATGCTCCTTTCTACAGTTCATCTGCAATTCCTCATTTAAACTATCTGCCCTATAACATCCCGTATCATAGATGTTCCCGAGTCTCCACATACGTTTGCCAGCTTTTTTCCTCCCGCAAAGCAAGCTATAACCACTTCTTTTTCTGTATCGTAAGTAAGGGATATCAGATTATGCAAATTTCTGGTGGCTTGCAGGGCAGGCAACAATAAATCTAAAATCTCCTGTTTATTTTCCATCTCTTTCTCCTTAAATTCTAAATTAATCTTGTACCCTTGCTGTATATAAGGCCAAAAATCCCAGGGCAATAGCAATTAAAACAGTTCCTTCAGGCGGTTCGTAAGGAGCAGGTTGTAACCCTGCCCAATACATCAACATAAGAGCAAATATCATCTCATATATGCTTAAACCTATTCTAAATTTATCCTCTTTCATTTTTCCTCCTTTTTACCCACGTTAGCTGCCCATTCCTCATAATCCACTTTTGTAACAGTTGCCTCAATAAGTACCATAAGAACGCACAGCATATTCATGATAGGACAAAAAAGCATAAGATATGCGGAAAGTTTGTTTCGTTTTTTCGCCCCTTTAGTTTCTGGAATCCATCCATTTTGTTTTATGGCATCCCGAAATACTGTTCTAAACCCCAAAAACGTTACCAGGCAAAGAACAGAGAAGGCAATGTGTAATTTTATCAGCCACATAGGATCATTCCCCCTTCATCCCCTTCATGATAAGCCTTGCTTCCTCGCTGGCCGCCAGCTTGCAAACAAGGTCCATAACTTCTTCTGCGCTTTCTTTATCAATAAATTCGGCATCTATACAACATTTGAGATATCCACATACCCGCATAAACATATCCTTAACCTCTTCGGGTTTTTCGGCTTCCTGAATGGCCATGACCTGCGCCACCAGGTGGTTCATGCACTGTAATCCGACTTTGCCGCCCTTACAGTGGCTTACTATTCGTATTTCTTGTGTTACCTGTTCTTCGAAATTTTTCCCATATATGGTTTTGCTCTGCACCTGCTTCTCCTCCCTTATGCCCGCATGGTATAAGCCAAGCTGATCCAGCCGGCCCCGGACTTTAAACGGCCCCAGCCGTTCCGTTCCTCGATAATCGTATACTTTTTTTTAGATCCTTGCTCTTCATCAATGGCTCCCACCGCATCATAGGCCACCCCAGGCCCCTTCCGGATCCGCAGGCTGTCTACCGTAGTTCGTACCAAATAAGACTCGCCTTCCTTTTGGGTATAAGCCAGGCTGATCCAGCCAGCCCCCGATTTCAAACGGCCCCAGCCGTTCTCTTCCTCTACAATTGTATACAGGTTCTTTTTCCCAGCAACTTCATTGATAGCGCCTACTTCCGGATATATAGTTCCAGGCCCCTTCCGGATCCGTAAACTGTTTACCGTTGTCCGGATCTGGTATAAAAAGATTCCTTCCGGCTTCAGCTCCGGCTCCGGCTTATTTTCTGCGTCAGGATCCATGGATTCACCGCTTTCCAGAATGTTATCCAGGATCGCAATTATCTTACCCCCATAACCGGCCCCGGCGGCCCAGCCCACCTTTTTCGGGTTTTCCTGGATTCCCAGCCATTCAAAGTAAGGGCTGCATCCCCGCTTTACATACTTAAAGCGGTTGTCCACACACTCCTGCTTCAGTTTCTGCGTGGATGCATACGCCTTCAGATGCTGGATCTGTGCCCGGATTCCCGTCCGCAGATCCGGAAAGATGGTTCCGCGCATCCCGTTCTGGGTTACACCATGCCCGCAGAAATTGTACTGGTCAAAGGTAACAGCGGATCCGGCAAAGGTATCGTTTCCCGTTTCCAGACAGCGCTGCGCCCAGGCTCCATCCGCGCGGATGTTCTCTACAGCCCCCTCTTCCAGATAAATCTGCGCATGCTCCAGCGCATAAGGGGCAGCTGCCGGGTTTTTGCTTATCAGATATGCAGCCATCTGCCCCGCCGTTGCTACACTCTTCCCGGTTATCTTGGTCAGTTCTTCCTTCTCCGGTTCTACCAGCCCGGCTTTAAAGGCCTGCCAGGCTTCCCCGTTTGTTACGTAGGGAGAAGGACATATTTTCCCTGTAACATCATAATGGCGCAGGACGTTTTCTGCCGGGATTCCATATTCCTGCATCTTCTCCCGCACCAGTTCCTGGGCGGCCTGTTCTGTGGCTGGCTCAAAGTACCAGTCCGGATCTGAGGCCAGTAGGTGGAACTGTCTTTTTTGCGCACCGCCATTTCTATGCCGATGCTATTGCTGTTCCGGCATTCCGGATGGACATATTTCTGTGCCCCACAATGCCAAGCAATATCCCCATCCTCTACAGACTGATATACTTTCCCGTCATGGCCCACAATGTAATGAGCGGATGCCCCCACATACTGACGGTACCAATAATCCAGCAGGTTCTCCGCCGTGGAAAGGCCGCCAAAGTAATGCACCACGATATACTTGACGCGGTTTTTGTCATTTTTGTTGGTAAAATTATAAGGTGTCAGCTTCTTCGTTACTTCCATCTTCCCCTGCCTCCTCTTCAAAAAATCCCATGCTGTCCGGGTCAAGTCCGGCCCGGTACTCTTCCAGTTCTGCTTCATCCATGGCTGCAATCCGTTCCTGCAGATGCTGCAGCTCATAGGCATCCATGTGTTTGGTTGCTTCACTTCTCATGTTAATTCTCCTCATAGTCCAGCTTGATAGCTGTCTTGGTTTCCACAATAATCACCTTCCGGATTTCCTGCAGCATGTAATCCAGCCTTCTTCCGGAAGGAATGCCTTGATCAGCTCGCCATTTTTAATCCGGTGGATATAAAACAGTTCCACATCATAATCCCCATCCGGGGACTTGCCAAAGACTGCCTCCAGGGTTTCCCGGTCTTTTTCATAGTCCCCCTTCAGCTTCTTCTTCAGCAGCTTCATCTGGTTTGCATCCGGTGCTGGGTTTAATTCCTCCAGGAAGTCCTCCAGACTTTCAAAACTATAATCTTCTGTAAATATGGCTTTTAGGGCCTGTTCCAGCTTCTTGTCGTAGTCGTAGGACGGCTTTACTGTCACCGTAACCTTGCTGTCAAAAAGCCCCGGTGTCAGCAGGGCTTTTAACTTGTCCACGTTCAGAACTTCCAGGCTCATGGCATCCGTCACGCTGCAGGTGCCTGTATCCCCGTAAAACTTCACATACCTTTCATTATGGTCATCTATGTACGCCAAACCACGCGCCTGTAACTCCGCTTTAATCTGGTTGGCCTGCTTCGCATTTATTTTCCGTTGCTTATCCAGGGCTACCCACTCGGATATCAATTCTTTTGTTTCCTTATCTTTCAGGCCCATCGGTGCCTCCCTTCCTGGCTGCTATAGCCAGGCAACCCTTGCAGATACCCTTCCCAGATATCGTTACCACGCCTTCCATTTCCCCACAGAAAACACAGCGCGGCTGGTACTGCTTCATGACCAGCCGGTTATCTTGGGTAACTTCCAGCTCCATGGCATCCTCCGGTTCCCATCCCATTTCCCTGCGGACGGAAGCCGGGATGCTCATCCCGCCCCGCTTATTCAGTTTCTTGTACATCTTCTCTGCCATTTTCTTCTCCTTCCTCTCCAGCGAAAGCAAATACTTCCACTTTCTTACCATCTTCCATTATTACAGTCCTGCCCTTTCCCATAGTTCCGAAAAAACCATAGGCGGCCCAGTTACATCCGGAACTGTCACCCTTTACCGGGGATCCTTTCCCCATATGGCGGCCTATGCAGTCCTGGAAGGCGCTGTTCGGGTCTGCCCCAATATCCAAAAAATCCTGGATGCTCTGTTCATGTCCGCAAGCCGGGCACCGAAATTTCCATTTCCGGAAGTCCTCCCCAAACCGGGCACACGCTTCTTCCTGCCACTCCTTTAATGTTGTCTGCTTCATTCCTTAATCTCCCTTCTTACCATGGCCTTTAAGGCCTCAATCAGCTTGGAGCACTGCTGGTAATCCAGCCACTCCACCCTCGCAACCCCGAACATTTTCTGCGCCAGGCCATTCACCCGCTTTTCTTCCTTCCAGCCCAACGCTTCCGCCAGCTGCGCAATCTTTTTACGCTGGTGCACCGTTACCGCATTCCCGGGAAATGTTTCCCCTGCCTGCCGTTTTGCGCTGTCCTTCCGCCGCTGCAGCTCCTGTACCACAAGCCGGATCTCCCGGCCATTTAATTCCTTCAGGCTGTCCTTACCTATGTACCCGGCCACCAGCAGGTGCAGCTCCTCGCTGGTAAGCTGCAGCTCCGGAGACTTAGCCAGCCCCCAAACCGTTTTTAACGTAGGGGCTGGCTTCCTGCCCGCCATCAGCAGGTACCCGGGGACATAAAGCCCGGTACCTGCAGGCCCTTTTTCGCCACAAATGGATCCTCCCTGGGGGTGGGTCCGGCTTCCGCTTTCTTTTGGGCCACCTCTTCCACCTGCAGGCTGCACCCTGCATCCCAATTTTCAGCCAGCAGCTGGGCGGCTCCCTTTGCAAGCTGTTTCGCCAGGCTTTCCTCCTGGCCCCCTGATACGATAATTGTTATCCTCTTCATATACGTCTCCTTTCTATAAAATCATCATCCGGCTGGCTTCTTTAATCACCTGCAGTGTTATCCTTGTCTGGCCGCTGTCACGCAATATGCGCATGATATTATTAAGGGTACGGTCAAACAGTCGGAAGCATCCAGTACGCCCATTGCAGGCCCGGACAATAAGCTCATTCAAAGCGCTTTCATCTACTTCGTATTTTTCAAGGTACTTCTCCACTTCCTTTTTGGTCAGGCCATGGAGTTTATAGCCAAAATCCATCCGGTTAGCAAAACGTTCATCGTAAGACTTGATCATGCTTTCCAGTGCCGGTTCCCCTGCCAGCACGATGCCAACTGTCCCGGCTTCCGCCGCATCCGTAATGTTCCGCAGCAGTTCAATCTTCTTCTGGGTATATTTCGTGATCAGCTTGTCCGCCTCGTCAATTATCAGAAGGTAGCCTTGATTGTAATTGAAAAATTCTACTACATGGCCCATCCGTTCATCAATGGAACCATAGGATTTCGGCAATCCCAGGGACTGCTCTATTCTCCGGATAAGATCCTTCTGGTTCATCGCCTCGTTGCATTCCACATAGGCCACGCGCGGCAGCTTTGCGTATTTACGCAGGGCATGTGTTTTCCCGTACCCGCTGCGCCCTACTACGATACCCAGCGCCGCTTCCTCCTGGCACATCCGGCACAGGCCGATCACGCTCACATAATCGCTGGATTCAAAATATGGAATTTTCTCTGGCAGCGTCTTTCTTTCCTGAACCGCATGGATTTCTTCTGCTGCTTTCGTCTCTTCCATTCTGGCAACTTCCTGCCTTGCCTTGTCCAACCATGTTTTCAATCCTGCTTCAACCTTTTCCGTATTCCCGGCATAATTCCCATTCAAGTACTGACTGATCGCGGATCGGCTTACCCCTACGTGTAAGGCCAGTTCCGGATTTTTGCACTTTAGGATCTCCTTCATATAATTTACTTCATCCCTTAAATCCATTTCCTGTGTATATGCCAATGCAGCTTCCATAACCGTAACCTTCCTTTCCGAATTAATCTATTAATTCACTCAACGCTTCCACTGTCTTTTTCAGCCCCAGAAAGAGGGCTGCCCCAAAAACCAGGGTGGATATTGCCAATAATATTAAAAATAACATCCTTATTCTCCTATCACGCGCAGTTTTTGCAGTGCCTTTTCCCCCTGGGATGCCAGGTAAGTATTTTCTTCCGGTTCTTCCTCTTTCCGTGTACGGAAGCCTTGTCTGTAGGTATTATCATCCGGCAGGGATACCACCTTTGCTTTTTTAGGTGGCTTCTTCCCTATCATTAAATCGATGCCGCCAGCAATTGCCTGGAAGGAAGTAAACTGCTCGTTAATCTCTTGCAGCCCCGCTTTGGCCTGCTCCAAAATCTCCCGATCCCGCTTCTCCTGGGCTTTCTGTCTGCGCTTATGTTCGGCAACTGCTTCCTGGTGCACGGTCGGTGCTATCTGCAGCAGCTCCTGGCTGTATGCCTCGCATACCTGCTTCCCCTGGAAAAACACATATACCGTGCTGATATCATTTGGATCGTACTTGATATCCACATCCTCACCAATATACTGGCAAAGCTCTTCCGACATATAAAAGTTTCCGAATCGGTTAATGCCCGTTGGGTATACATGTGCATGTTCTGATTTCAGCATAAGCATGGTAGCGTATTCCCTGGGCGGCACGGCCTTATGGTAGCGTTCTTCCTTCGTAAAACATTCATACGGCGTTACATAGGTTTCTTTTGCATTTACAAGCCCTCTGTGCCTTTTATAGGCATAAACTTTTGTCAGCCACTCATGCCACTTCTGGTAAAATTCATCCATCGTCAGCAGCTCGCCGCGTTTCAGCATCCGGTCAATATCCTTGTCCACCTTGTCATCTGTCCGGGTGCCGGTCAGTGTCCCAGTATAGGATGCAAACCATTTCGTAAACTGGTTGCAGACGGTCCGGAAGCTCCGTTCTATTTGGCCTTTGTCCCAGGCTTCATATGGCTTTGCCCGTTCATATGCCACGATCCCGATGGACTGGTAAAAGCCTTTTACCTCATCGTCAAAATCAGTCCGGACGCGCTGCTTCCGGTTTACGCCGGTCAGCTCCTTTTTGGTATAATCCTTCCCGTTGTCTATCAGGATGTACTTCGGCACGCCGTTGGCATCCGCATAAATAAGCTTCAGCAGGGATTCCTTCAGGATATCCCCGTTTGCATCCTTGCAGATTATATCCCCCATAATCATCCGGCTCCGGACATCTATCCAGGCAACCAGCTTTGGGCGGATGGCTATTACCTTCCCGTTCGGCTGCCTATAGCTCACCCAGCAGTCAAAGGTATGCTCATCGCCCATCAGGACTTCCATTACCTGCAGGCCCTTTGTATCCCTTTTCGCCTTTACCACCTTTTTATTCCGGTATTCCCTTACGCCACGTTCCGCTAAAAAGTGCGCATTTTTCAGCCGCTTGTTCTCCATTAAAAACTGGATATAGCGGACCACTGTCTGGTAAGAGGGGATCTTCCAGTGATTAACATCTGCTATTACCTGCAGCTTGTCGTAAAGCATTTCACGGGTCCCTTTATTCCTAGCGAAATCCTCATTAAACCAGATATTCATAATCACCTTTTTCACTTCAGACGTTATGCTCGGGAAGCTCCCGGTTTCTTTAGGCTTCCGACATAGACTGAGCACCTTGAAGAACTCATAATTAAACCCGGTTTCCTTCTGGAGCTTGTCCGCCCAGGCCGCAGCCTCCATATAAGACTTCACAAGGCGGTACAGGGTCCGGGCACTCTTCCCCAGCTTCTCCTGCGCGAATGACTCCGCATATAGGGTTCGGGCGCTTTCTTCATACTGGAGGAATTCGCGGAGGGTATTCCCCAGCTCTACCCCCTGGTAATACCGTTCTTTATAATTCGATATGTACCAGTCCAGATCCATGTCTACGTACCAGGGTCTTTTCGGCTGTGCTTCTTCCGTCTCCTCCGGGCATGTCTCTACATATTCTTTCAGTTTTTCCCGTTCTTTCCATGCCGCACGAGCCTGCTTGGAAAGGGATGATACGGCAACCAGGACAATATCCCTTCCGCCAGATTCTTGTTTTACAATTTTTGTCATAAACCCATCTGGTTTCCTAAGAACTCTTTTTTTAATAGCATCATATTTTAAACCTTCTAGCTCTGCAGCTTCCGTCAATGTCACATAATCCATAGCTGCCTCCTATTCCGATATTTTTAAAATCCGATCAATATCAGCCTTATATTTCTCGCCGCTGCGGTCACCGGTTAGAATGCGGCAGATATAAGGACGGCCCACGCCAATCATTTCCGCCAGTTCTGCCTGCGTCATTCCCAAGTCAATCAGCCTTTTTTTGACTAACTTCCCATAGTCGCATCCTTTTCGCCCTGCTCTCATTCATTCACCCCATTTCTTATAACTTTTATAAATAGACTATTGCTTTAGATATGAATTATGGTAAGATAATATTGTCTTATATATTTTTGTGCCGGAAGAAAACCGGTACGAACATGCCACCAGTTCCCGCTGGTGGCTTTTTTTAATTTTATGATATGGACGGTATCCAATCCCTCTGTAAACTATGTCAGATTTTATCCTGAGTAGGATATATAAGCAGAACACTTGTTTCAGTTGTGAAAACTGTTTAGAATTGCTATACTTTAAGGGAAATTAATTTCCCGGCGCAATTAAATAATATCTCTTTTGAGATAATATGTCAATCTCTTTTGAGATATTTTTATCTTTTTTGAGATCAAATTGCAGATAGGAGGATATATGGACATGGCATATGTCGGAGATAGAATAAAAAAAAGAAGAAAAGAATTGCATTTAACAATTGCACAAGTAAGGGATAAAACTGGGATTTCTACTGGAAATTTAAGCGAAATAGAGAATGGCAAAAAGCTTCCTTCAGCTCCTGCTTTGCTAGGACTTTCTAACGCTTTAAATTGTACCTGTGATTGGATTTTACGAGATGACGTTTCAGACAATATCACTCTCAAAAGTGATATTTCACTGGATAACTTTGAGATATCTCTCATAAAAGAACTACGTACTTTGTCTAAATCAGAACAAATAGAAATTTTTTGAAATAATCAAAATTAAGAATAAATTAAAAGGGGAGAAATCCTCTCCTTCCCAGTTAGATAATAGTTCGAAATTAGCATAATTTTTTTGCTTATATGGGAAACTTATTTCCCAACTTTTGTCCCTTTGCTTTGCTCGAACAAATATTTCTAAAAATCCCTGAATCCTTGATAAATACGACAAAGGGACATGCTTATTGAAAAAAGTAAAAATGTCCCTTTGCAATTTATTAAATAAATTAGAAAAATAACACCTACTACAATTAGAAATAAACAGCGTTAGTGCTGATACTTCCGGGCTTTTCGGATTATTTCTAACGCCTATAACACTTCTAACACTTCCGTTCTAACGCTTATTCACACTCGCCCAATTTTCAAATTACAGCATTACCAATCTTCTGAACAAAATAAGCTTTGTTTTGAGAAAATGCCGTAAATTAGGGATTTCTCTGCTTTTTCACTTGCAATGCACACAAAAAGCGCTCCAACAGCCTATTTTCTCAAAATAGTTGTCAATAGCGCTATATTTCTGTTCCTATAAAATCGCCAAATCCCCTGTAATTTCGGGCATTCCCGCCATTTCCCGCCATCGTTCTTCTATTACCATCTTATCCCGGTTCTTTTGACATTAATTCTGATAACCTACATCCTCTATACAGAGGAAGACATTTCCTGCTAATTCCTCATTTATTTTCAGTCTAATTTCAATCCACTTCCTCTATACAGAGGAAGACGATAGCCTTTTAATCATTAACCTTCAGGACGGAATTTCAATCCACTTCCTCTATACAGAGGAAGACCTGCGCTTGCAGCACCCGCAACAGTACATTTATATTTCAATCCACTTCCTCTATACAGAGGAAGACCGTATACGGTGCACGTTGAAACTGTATGCCTTCTATTTCAATCCACTTCCTCTATACAGAGGAAGACACTTGTTCCCAACGGTTACAATATTATGGTTCACATTTCAATCCACTTCCTCTATACAGAGGAAGACCTTCCGCCAGGCGCCGGACGCTACCGCCAAAAAATTTCAATCCACTTCCTCTATACAGAGGAAGACTATACTGACATTTCTCCGGATTATCAAGATGACATATTTCAATCCACTTCCTCTATACAGAGGAAGACCGCAAATATCAACAAATGAATATCCTTCATCAAGACATTTTATATCTAATTTTGACATAAAAGCAATAATATTATCAACTAGATTTTCAAAATTATCATATGTCTAAAATAAATTATTCTTTTTTCCGAAAATATATGGTGCGAATCTCCCGGGGACTTTATGTTCACTTCACATTCGCACAAGCATCTCATACTCAAACAAACCTTTAGTATTCTTTGTTCTGATTACATTATCCACAAAATGAATCATCCACATAAAATTAGACTAAATATGTATCAGGAACGCCAAAATTCATCACCGAAGGCTGTTTACTGTGAAAAATGACCTTCCGGATACCAAAAAAGCGCAAACAATCCATCACAAATTTAAAAAGCGTTTTTTAACTTTTCTTTAAGATTCAGGTAGCAACTACTGATAATTCCCAGAAAAGTACTTTTAATTTTATCAGATATGCATTGTTCTTACGTTCCTTGTTGAATTGGTTGTAGTAATCAAAACTCCAGGAACCTAAGAACCACTCCGACTTTGAGGATTTATTAAATGGCTGCGAGCATGAAATGGACAACTGCGGCATAGGCAAGCTTACCCCCCTCTGATCACTGCTCTTCATGACCTACGTATGGAAACAGTAATTTTTATTCTTGACAGCTGAATGTGCACAAACAATCAGCGTTGTTCGCAAAAGAGCGCTTTCCTTCCCGTTTTACCGAACTATCGTTTTTTGACACTCCCGTTATCACCTTGACATAACCCTATCCAGGAAGAAATATACCTGTCTGTAGGAAAACAGCCCGTATCTGTTTCGATGTCTGAAATGACAGCCTATGAGCTGGCATTCCCTATACCGGTGACTTTCTGAATTGCCTGGGACGCCTGTTTTTCTTCCGTTTTCGTAAAATTGTAAATCTCTTTATCCAGATTTTTGATGTTAAGTTCTTCAGAAAGTAACAGCAATTCGTTTCTGACACTTTGCCAGACAGTTTGGTGTTGGTGCCTTCCAGCATATTCTGGAGACAC